GACTACTTTAGGACATAACTGCAAAGAAGTGTGTTGTTAGCTACATAGGGTACTTTTGTGCTTTGTATTGAGGTAAATTCTTCATACGTTATCACGATGTTAGATTGCTCGATACGAGTTGTAATAATGCGTATGGTGTTAACTCCGAGATCAGTTTCGATAGGGCGAAGCGATGTTACAGGGTTAGTAGGTTTGAAGTTTGGGGGGATTATATTGCTAAGGGTGGTTACCCCGAGATAATAATTTCCGAATGGTGCGCTTGGGTCTAATCCAGGGGTGGGGGCTGTTATTTCGGTCAGCTTAATTGAATTGTTGCTATAAATTTCGATAATTTGTCCCGATTTGAAAATGGATATTTGGGTGGTTTCATACACTTTCTGAAATCCGTTATCGATGATATTGCTCCACTCAGCCCCATCAGCTGTCTTAGTGACCACCTGCCCAGTAGTACCACCGGCTGGCAGTCCTTCCGGCTGATTAACCCACTCAGTCTGATAGTCCGCATCAGTAGACTTAGCAAGTACCTGCCCGGTAGTACCACCGGCAGGAACCTTTCCAGAACCACCGCCGCCTTGCTGGTTTACCCATGTTACATTATAATCTGTTTCATCGATCTTAGCAAGAACCTGCCCAGGAGTACCGCCGGAAGGAATAGAATGAATTGACTCCGATACCGTATCAAGCTGGCTTTTGTTTACAGCATCCGTGTCTGCTGTACCATCAGCCAGAGAATGGATGGCGTGATTATTCATATCCAATTCAGATTCAATAGCCAGGCCAGAACCCTGTGTGACTTCACTGATACTTCCAGTTTTGATTCCTTCTTGGAACGGAATAGCAGCAGTGGTAGTAGTGCTGCCGTCCTTTAGGATTGCATCAGTCCTAAGCTGGTTAATATCCTGGGTCAACTGTCTATCAGCTTCTTCCCGGGCAGTCTTTTCCGCGTCAATATTGGCTTGCAGCTGTTTATCCGCATTTTCCCGGGCTGTTTTTTCGGCATCGATATTTGCTTGCAGATTGTTATCCGCTTCTGTTCGGTCAGTGATTTCTTTGTCGATGCGCTTTCCCAGGGCGGTATCCGCTTCCGTCCGGTCGGTGATTTCTTTGTCGATACGCTTTCCCAGAGCGGTATCCGCTTCCGTCCGGTCGGTAATTTCCTTATCTACTCGTGCATTAAGCGCTTTATCACCCTCGATACGGTCGTTGATTTCCTTGTCCAGATCCTGCCGAATATCCTTAAAATAACGGTTCATCCACTCGGACAGTTCGCGAACCTGCCTAAGAACCCAGTCAAGATTTATCTGACTAAAATTTGTGTAAGGGAATTTAGGAAACCACATTATAATACCTCCTTAGTACACCATGATACAAAACCGCTGCCGGAACTCATCGGAAATTGCCTGATAAATATTAAGGTCTGCTATATTCCACTCCTCGCGCATCATCTGCTGAGTACTGGTTACACCGATATTACCTTGTGTATGCTCAGTGATTGTCCAGTCGTGGCTATTGTCGATTTTGTGAGTCCCGTTTGCAGTCGAATCCACTTTGGTGTTTGTGCTGGTTTCGCCGGAACTGGTACTACTTGCATTGTCTCCGGTAGAATCGGTTTGACCACCATTAAAACCATTAACCCAATTGGTGGTGTCACTGCTGCCGTTGGCGCTTGCGGTCTGGGTTTGGATGTCGGTGCTGTTACGGCTGTCCGTATTTGTACCGTCCTCCACGTCAGTGCCCTGTTCGGTACGTGTAAACTCTCGATCAGTGTTATGAATGGGATTATATTCCAGCTGGGTGATTTTAAGCCGCTTTTCCCACTTCCACCGGTTTGTTTTGCTCCAAAGCGCAATTGCTGCTCGCATTACATCGGCATCAGGATAGACAAGCCCCAAATCAGCATTATCAAGCAAAATCTGCTGGATAACAGAATCTCGGTCGTACCCCACTGGCAAATCCATCTTATCAAAAATACGGGAATCATACTGGTACAACCCCATCACGCTGAGGAACATCCGTCTCACCTCCTGCCAAATCCGGCTTAAATCTCCAATCAACCCAAATATTAGTACCAAACATTTTGTTCACACGGGTGCAACCGTCCTGGAGCTGCTCCAGCCACCGGGCGCACTTAGAGTAAGTTTCGATATTGTTTGCGTTCACCTCGTCAACAATCATGCGTTCTTTCTTCTCAATGTTAGCATTGGGAATACCGATTTCGGTGGCAAACATATTTCTGAGTTTCCTGGTCATTTCGGTAAGTTCCGGGGCAATGAATGTATTTTTGATGTTGTTGTCAAACTTGTCCCAATTGGGTTCGCCGTTTGTCTCGTTATACAAGTCCTTGCTAACAACCACCGCCGGTTTACCGCTTGCGATATCATCAAACATCTTTTTATAGCTGTTTGCCATCGCCTGATTTTTTGCGGCAAATACCCATGCGAGACGGCTATTAACCAGGTTAGTTGTGAGTGTCTGCATCGTCATAGCCAGCAGCCCCGAATAAGTATCCACAATGTCAAGGATACCGCAATAGTCTGGTTGCAGCTTAACAATTGTACAGTTTTTGCCAATCGTGGGGTTTTTGTCGATACGAATTAGAGGGTTTGCAATAATTGCTTCGGTTGGCTGATAAAATACATTCCGGCCGGTCAATCCACAAGACTGTGGAATAACTCCAAACCTGTCAGTATTGATAACTGCAAAATACCCGTAGCTATAAAGCACATAGAGCATATAAGTCAAGTCCCAATGCTCCGGGACTGACCACTTAAAAACCGACATGGCATCTTGCAGCAGCAGCCGCCGGAACATAAAAGCCGCCGAATTGTTAAGCAAGTGCATCTCGTTCGGTCGGCCACCGTGTCCAGCTTCTGCCCAGTTTATCGCCTGATAATCAAAAGGGGGTATAGCACTATACAAAATAAAAACCTCCTCTCATATAAGATTTCACCTTTTCGGTTTCTGCCGAGGTTGCCGCCAACTCGATTTCGGGGTGACCACACATAATAAATCCCTTTAGATTGCTGATAGTCCGGATTCCGCACACCGGCGATCCGTACCGCTCAGGATCTTCGTCCGTTACTGTGGCAAATTGACTGATTAGCTTGGGCACAACCCCATATTCCGCCCGGCTGCCGTTTGAACCGGATATGGTAGTCTGAGCCAGAGGGGTGTTGAGTGCGGTGGAAATACCAGTTGCGGCAGTAGTGGCTGCGTCCCCGAATCTACCCATCATTGCGGCGGCGGTTGTGCCCGCAATAGCTCCGATTGCACTCATTGCAATACCACCCTCGTTGGATAGCATCTGCCCAACACTGATAGGCACGCCAATTTGAGCGGTTTGCCGGTGGATCACTGCTCCCGCTGGTGTCTCTACCGACAAAGCACCCATACCGGATAGGGTGTCAACCGTAAATCTAAGATTAAGATTAGCCGCCTCGACAAAATAGCTTCCGTCCAGCGGAATCTGCCCAAAAGGTGGACAGATCAGAGTGAACCGAGAGTAAGGGTTAGAGTGGAGATAATATCCCCGTTGCGGCTGCTGCGGGTGCGCGGGAACTGCGATTGGCAGCACTTTTTCCCAAGTGCTTCCAACCCCCACTGCACCTGCGGGTATATCCCACCAACCCAGTCGGATAGACGATGCAGCGGGGCTTTCGGTCGGAACAAAAGGAAGCCACATACACGATACAATATACTGGGCAGGGTTGAACTGTGTTTTGAGAAACGGCAAGTCTCTTTTTACTGTGTCCTCGTGCAGTCTGCCTTGGTCGTCAAAGCCGTATACCGGCTGATCAGTGCCAACATCATTTAGAATATCGTCTGAAAACAGATATTCGGAAAATGCCTGGAAAGCCGGTGGAGACATACCATAGTAGGATACCGCACCCATCTGTACACCACCTTGGCCGATAACTCCCAAAATATACTCACCGTTAGGGAGATCCTTAAAGAATGGTGCGGATGCTGCTTGGGTTGTAATAGTAGTCCATTTTGCAGTGGTGGGATAGAACGAATCAATCACATACCCGTTCCGCTCGCTTGCAGCACGCAAAATGTATTGACTGCTGCTACCGATTTCGTCCCGATATGTCGCCAAAACATCAACCGTTAGTGATGCTGCCCATAATCCTTTATCGTATGTCCAGTCAGTCACCCAATAATAACGGTTAAAATCCACAATATAAGCAAAATTATAACCGCTAGGATTCCCGCCACCCAGAGAGAGCTGAATTTGTGGCGTAATAACACTGCTTGGTGCAATGATTTCGCACTCAAAATCCCGTCCCCCAGAGGGGCGGGCGGTGCTGTCGGGATTTTTGGAAAATGTATAAAATGTGACAGTTACCGCCACGGTGTTCACCTCCTTTTTGTTTCACATGAAACAGTTAATCCAGCAGGAATACAACAGCATTTTCGGTAAAATCATTCCAGTTCTGGAAAGTGTAGTGCCAAAATGTGTTAGTATAACGTCCTGCGGCATTAGTCTGAGTACGGACGGCGGTATCGGTTTCAACCATTCCGGCGGCTTCCTCGTCAAAGATTACACCAAAGATATTAGGCTTATTGACAGCCTCGCCCTTAACCACTGCACCAGTTTCGGGGTCGAGAACAGAGGGTGTAATATTGATTGTGTCCGGGGTCTGGATAGACTGCCAGAAATTAACCTGCTCATGGTCTGCATAGCGGAGGTAATTGTCATGATAGGTATCAGCCAGCACCTGTGCACTAATCTGGTACTGAGTCGGTGCATACAGATAGACTTTCTGCCGATTTTCAGGGGTGTGTCGCATGATTACCGGGTCGCCGGTTACGTCAAAATGATACTGGTTGCTGCGCTCAGTCAGCAGAGAGGACACAGCAGCGATACGAGCATACACCCACTTTGTAAACGGTACAAAGTTTTCGGGGAGGTAAACCGTTTCGGCGGTAAGTGCCCCGCCATTTGCGGTGTTGTACTCGGTCAGCAGGTGTACAACCTGAGTCGGCTTTCCCTTAGCGATCACACCGCCAATCAGATTCGCCACAGTACCGCGGGCAAAAATTTCCAAATCCTGTTCCCGCTGGTTGTAAATATGCTGAGTCTTTGCGGCCATAAATGCGGCCAGCTCATCGGGCCCGCGGAACGCTACATCCAGCTGGTTTTCAAAAGTCGTGTCCTGCCGAACATAGGTTTCTCTGCCATAAAAATTATACTGTACAGGCTTGGCCTTATTAACCTTAAACGGGTCAACACTTGCACCATCGATCAGGGTATAAGACTCATTTTTCTGGGGGTCTTTGTCCCCAAAACTGATTTTACGGGTGATGCCGCCCCAGCGCTGGGAATCCACCTGGAGTCCGCCAAACTTACGGGCGTAAGGGCGACTGGAAAAGATAGTCCGGGAAATAACCTGGTTGATTGCATTATAAATCGGGTCATAACCTACCGAAAGGGTCTTTTGTGCAACTGTCACAAAACTGCTGGTATCAGTCACCGAAATATTTTCGACTCCGGTCGCCTGCTTGGCAATCTCAGTAAGGATTGTTGCAACCTGGTTAAAGCTAAAACTATTTGCCATAATTAAAACCTCCTACTTAGTGTTATCCGGGTCAATCAGTACTGCATAGAGTACATCGTCAGCGGTCTGCATGGGTGGCTGCTGACTATTTGCAACAGAGTTGTTAAGGATCGTCTGGGTGAGCTGCTGCATCTGCTGCTGCATAGCTGCCAGTGGGTCAACTGCCGGAGCTGCCGGAGCTGCCGGAGCTGCCGGAGCTGCCGGAGCTGCCGGAGCTGCCGGAGCTGCCGGAGCTGCCGGAGCTGTCTGCTGCATCTGAGCAAACGCTGTAATCTGCTGTGCTGTGAATCCTCGGTCAGCCAGCATCAAAATCTGATCAACGGTCATTTTTTAGTTTCCTCCTTAATAATTGTTGGATATCCTGCATTGGTTAGCATTTTTGCGTAGGCTTCTGCATTTTCGCGGTTTACAAAAGCACCTGTTTGCACTCGGTAAATCACATTTCTACCGGTGTCAGGGTTTGGCTTAATACCAAAGTAGTCAAGTACTCCTCTTGCGTATGCTCTACCAAGCCCCAGCAGCTTTTCCCGGTTTTTGTAAAAATCACGGTCAATTTTGTTGTCTACAAAAAATCCCTCGCAAAGCACTGCGGGACATTTAACATTTCTGAGCCACCCGAACCAATCGCGCCCGTCGTGCATGAGCTTAGTTTTGATAGAGGGCTTACGAATTGGTGCGCCTGTCTCACAAACTCGCTCGGTGATTTTCCGGGCAAGTCGCTCCGACTGCTCGCCGAAAGCTGTACTTGTCTGCCGATACACCTCGAAACCGCTGCCGCCGCCTGCGTTGGTATGGACTTCCACAGCCACATCCGGGTTAAATGCATTGGCTTCGTCAATTTCTTCGGCGAGTGGGTCGTTTTCATCAGTGCAGCGGCTCATAGATACGGCGATACCGTACTTTTCCAGTTCGTCCTTCATTGCCAGTGCAATAGCAAGATTTACTTCTTTTTCCATCAGGGCGGCAGGCTCATACACAGCGCCGGCATCTCGACCGCCGTGCCCAACTCCGATAAATACTCGCATCTAATCCACCCCCAATTTAGTGGTGAGTTTTTCCACCATCACTGTGAGCTGATTGATAGCATCCACAAACTTAGAGGATTCTTCCCGGTGTTCCTTGCGATCTTCGTTGAGCATCCAAAACATGGCTGCACAACAGACGATGGGGAAACCAAGATTGCCGACAGCTTGGATAATTGTGCTATAGTCCACAAAATCACCTCCTAAAATAAAAAGGAAAGTAGTTCTCGTCCGGTGCTGCGGACATTCCACCGGGATTCCGTCCCTGCACTGTGGTGGTTACTACTTTCCTTCTTCATTTTCTATTGTAATACTATTTGTTTAATTTGTCAATACTTTAGGTATTGGCAGAGAAGTGTCTCGCAAAAGTAGCTCTCAAAGCTAATCTGCTGCCGGATATAGGCAGATACCAGCCAACGATTATGCAACCGAAAACGGGTTAGCTCCTGTTTGCTCGTACCATAATACGGTGGGTTTCCACTTTTATGTGGTGACACATAAAATTCTTGACGGCTTTTGTGACGGTAAATAGTGAGTTCGCCAACGGCAATCATGGGGTTATACTCTTTGAGTGAGCGACTTTTGTACATACTCATATCAATGCCAAAATCATTGTCTAGTGCCATTGATGCAAATTCGGTGTTCCTCGCCATCCGGTACAACGCGGTGTTACGCTTTTGGTCGCTAATCGGGCTATGTCTCAGGTCTATAATACAAGTGTCTCTGTCGGGAAGCTCCCGTATCATCATACCTTTAGTCCGCATCCGCTCAAACTCAGTCACAAGTCCCAGACGGACAAAATAAGGGTTTGCCAAATCCGTGGAGTTACTGGCTGCCACCATCTTAATTGGTTTACGGCCTTGCAGCTCCCGATTTCGGTTCATGGTTTCGTAGGCATTCAGCAGCGCATCCGCTTCGCCTTTCATACCTTTCTCGTGTTCTTCTTTTATAAACTCATCGTAAAATATAGCGTCAATATCACTCGCATCAAAACCACGGACATTTGCAAAAGTTGACAGTGATGCAATATAACCAGCTGCTGGGTAAATTAGCTCGTCCTTGCCGTCCACACTGTCATACTCATATACCCCGCCGATACCTTTTACCACCGGTGCAACAGTGTATTTCCAGTTGCGGTCGGATACTACTGATTTTATAGGAGACATTGCAGGATTTTGCACAATTTGTGCTTGCGATGCTGTTCGGCGGAGCAACATAAAGCGGATATTTTCTTCCAGCAGATATTCCAGGGCACCGTAGGTTTTTCCTGTTCCTCGACCTCCCACGATCCAGATAAAAGTAAAGGGCAGTTCGAAAACCGCCCTCATACTTACATATCCGGAGGGGAGAAACAAATCTCTCTCCCGCATTTATTAAACACCCCTCAGAATAAAGGTCTGGCCGCCACTTTTAAGGGCAACGCGCTCCACAGTAAATTCCAGCGGCTGCTCCCACTGATCGGGCATGCCGAACATCTCAAGAATTGACTGCACCGAATTGATAATACCGCGGCTATAACTATGATAGATACCGTTATCGGTGATAATGATTGCCTTAAGATTCTTTTCCAGTTCTCCGGTTTCCGAGTTTGTGAACTCGCGACCCTGGAAGACGACATTCTGAACGCGGAAAGTTTTACCCATCAGCTCGGAAATATTAGTGCTTTTTGCCGACAACGCGTTATACAGTGCCATCTTTTCGGTCGAGGTTTCCGGGGTAAAACTCGCCCACACGGACAGATTTTCCTTTGCGTTCATAATCTCGTTGGATACAACAGTCAGTTCATTCATCTTTTCATTTCTCCTTTTTAATTAACATATGGTGGAATATATCCAATTTGTTCATACATTCTTTGATCTAGCGTTTTCCTCGCGAAATGCGTGTGTGTAATAAGTTCCGCATAATCTTCCGTTAACCCCAGAGTGTATTCACTGTCCTGGATGTAGATATTCCGCCTTATCCTTATTATACCACAATCCGGGGTTTTATACAAGCCAAAATCTGCATCGTTATATGTGCTGCTTGTACCACCTCCTTTGCGGAACACAAATCCGGTTTTTAGTGCCGGTAACCCTCCCGCTTCGTTTAGCTCCTCGGCTCCTTTGACCTTATTTACACCGGCGATAGTGATATGCAATCCATCTTCTAAAGTGTATGCATATTTTTTGGCACCAAAAGTGACAAACTTGATAGGCTTTTTATCCGGCTCAAAAACTCCTAACCAATGTCGCTGCCCTTTTGGGTCTACTGCTGTTCCTCCATTTCTTTCACTTTCGTCCTGCCGCTGCCGGTTATAATCCGTCAAGTCTATGTCTCCGACAAAACCAACCGAATCAGTGTCGCAATATACCATTCTTGCACCTACCAGCCGGATACCCTCCTCCAGCCGCAGCCGTGCCCAGGCGGTTGTCCATACACCCCATGCATACAATAGAGGGGTGTTTTTTATCCGTCTTTGATATGCTTCTTCGGGGTTATCCCAATTTTCTACAAACTCTTCGCCCGTGTAGTCGATATCAGGTTTACCAGGGTCTTGCACACACATACCATAGATGCTGTTTATATCCTCTTTAGCCAAAGCATATTCTGTTTCTGACCCTGCAACACCTTTAAGCGTTGTTTTTTTGGTGTACAGGTCTCGGATAATTGCTCTCAATTCTGTGGGCAGATAATCATACCGGGTGTAGTATAGATTTACACAATCAAAATCAAAATCGTATTCGCTTGACAAGATGCTAAAATCAATATCGGTTAGAGTTGTCTCTAGGTAGTCCGCTGCATAGATACGTCCGTTATCAAATCGACCCCCAACAACGCGCCTACACTTGTCACGGGATAAATACGGGACTGGCCAAAACTCTGATTTTAACCGCAAATCCCTGATACGGATATCCGCAATTAACGCATATTCGCCGCATTTATACATTTCGTCAAACGACGTTTCCGGCGCTTGCTTAAATTCACCCTTGGGGTATTTACAATTTAGCATAACATCCGGATAGCTACTCGATCTGTCCACAAACGTGACCCCGTCAATAATACGAGTGGAATACTCCACATTTGCGTGAGTGTTACCCCCCCGAAAAGCTCGCCGCAATGCAAGATACACATTGTAGTCTGCTTGCTCTACTCTCGCATATTGGGTACGATAACCCAGCGCTTGTTTCACCCTGCGCCGTATATAGCCGGTTTTGGTATATGGGATACTATACCATGTGTCCCCTCGTTCCTCTTTTCGGGCATACATGGCTTCTACAAGCCCACGCACATCGTTAAGGCAGTACAGCAATTCCAGTTCTGTAAGCGGTGTCCACGGGTAGCGGATTTTCCTGTAATTAAAGTCCTCGCCCGATTGTTTCATGTGAAACACTTTGTATGTTTTACATAAACTATCAAAGCTGCGCCCAGTTTGCAGATAGCTGCATCGCATTTCAATGTGATCGAGCAAACTAACTTTAAGTACTTTACGGTTATCCATTGCGAAAGTTTTTTCGCCCGACAAGTCAAAAAGCCCCGAAAGAAACTGAAACTCAAAAGACAAGTTATGGACATAGACAATCAAATCAGCATTAAGCGTGTCGAGATAACTATCAAGTTCGCGGAAAAAATTCACTATTTGGTCATCGGTTCTCCCCGTCACGGTGAACCACTTGTCCAGTTGGAACTGCCAATGATAGATAAAAGACTGTTTCACATCGTCAAGGTTGGTTGTCTCGACATCAAATGCACCAATCTGAGCTGCAAACTTTCGCTTGCTATTTTGTTTTCGCCCTCTGGTCTTTTCGGGTATCAGTTCGATTTCGTCCCACGGTATGGGGTCTATCCCGTATTTTATTTGCTTTTCTGCGCATATCACTTTTCCCTTTTTCTCCTTTTCGGTTTCCTAAAATTCCCAGGTTCAGCGGCAGCTGCTTCTGCTTGTCCTTCTGCTTCAACCCACGCATCAAAACGGTTCATCCATTCTGCGATATCTGGCGAGCCTTTTTCGCCCAGAAAATTATCTGCCAACTCCGCAACCTGCCACGAAGAAAACAAAGCAAAATCAACAACCGTCCGAGCGTAATCCATAAACTGCCCAAACAAGCGGATATTAGATTTATTGATGTTGGTAAATCCCACCCGCCGAAGTGTCTGCACTGTTTTACTTTCGGTTTCCCTGCGCCTCGTCAAACTGTAAGTGTTAGATTCCAAAAACCGCAACAGTTGGTTAGTCTTAAACGCTAATTGCGCTCTGGTATACCCCGACTCTTTCAACGGGCGGAACGCGGTAGCAGCCCACTGTACATCTGGGTCTGTTTTGTACTCACTTTTAAGCAGTCTGTTTACCCGCTTAGTAAAAGTGGATCGCAACGAGCTATACACCCTCCTAAGTTCATCGTCCGGGACTTCCCGCTCAATATCCCACGGCGAATTAAACCGGATATCCATCCGTATAACATCATAGCGGGGTTTTTTCCGGCTCACAGACTAAAGTCCTGTGGTGTCAGGGAACCGCAAATAATAAATACAGGGGTTCCTACCGCCGCACCATCCTGGAATCGTGTAACTTTGGTGTAGGTTACGGGGTTTTCCTGCGCTGCCGTGATTGCCTTTTCATAGGCAGCCTGCTCTTCGTCAAACCAAAAGGCCAATGCAGGATTATTTAGAGCATCCACCAAATCCCCATATGTATTGTATTCGCTCAAAGCTGCGACTCCCACAGCATACCGTACATTCTCAATACCCATCCTTTAAATCCTCCTCCAATTTTCCTAACATGGCCACGCGCTACAATCAGCGCAAAATCATGTTCTTTTCCATCGGTGCAAAGTTCACAGTATTCTCCATTGGCAGCCTGTTCAATCACCCTGCGCCAATAAATACAGTTCCAGTCAAACACATCTCGCGACATAATTCCATCAGATTTCAGCGAGTAGTTCGGCAATACATCTCCACCATATTCATTAAGCAATGGATTAAATTCTTTAAGTTCCACGCGGTACTCCACAAACCACTTTTTATGTTCCACAACTAATATTTTCATAGATACACTCGCTTCATTGATCCTTATAAAGTTTTTGGCTAATTTCGTCGAAGCCATTTGCGACAATATTGTATGCGGTACTAATATTCCCATCATACCGGTTTGCAAGCATTTTGTAATGGTGTACCATATATCGACACGCGAGATACAGCCGCTTAACTTCACTGGGTTTCAGTTTGATTGTGATTTCCATTTTATTCTCCTTTACTTTTGCTTTCTCCATATGGTATACTCACTATAAGACATAATCTTATATCCACCGTCTACTTTTGCTACCACTTCGTCACTACGCGCTTCTTTTTTCGCATAATATCTAGATGCGTACAGCCCGGTTACTTCATTGTATCCTCTTTTTGCTTTTCTCATTTTTACATTCTCCTTTAGTCTGTCTCGTCAGTACCGATTAACCCCACTGTTCAGCCATCGCGGAAGCAATTCCGGGAAAGGTTTTGCTTCTTTCTTTTGAGTGGCCACTTCCAAGTTGCCAAACCCTAGTACGTTGTTTAACAGGTAGTGTCATCATATATTCATAAACATTTTCTGTTTCAACCAGTTTCGGCAATCCTTTCAGCCACAAGCAAGTTTTTTTCTGTTCTGGATGCCCAAACTGCCAGGGATTTATGATCTGCGTTGGCTTCTTGTATCTGGTGGACATTATACAAACAGGGTTTTCAACCGCAATCCTTTTACATTTTGCGTTTATAAACTTCATAAAGAAATCTGCTGCTTCTTCCTGCAAATACCTGGGTTTTTTACCATCACTAAACCATCTCGCACCCGAAACAGCCAAGTGCGTACACGGAGGATGCGCTATCAATAAATCCCATTCCCCGAGTATCTCATGTTCTTTTCCGTCCATCGTAGTAAATTTACAATCACCATCAATCAACGGAAGCACGTCACCCTGGATATGCCACTCCGGATGCCCACCAGAAGGCTCTTGGATATCTGCGCTGTACGCTTCATGTCCCTTTGCCCTAAATG